GTGCCCAACTGAGTTAGGTTGTCCATACCCGCAAGACCCACAGCACCTACAGTGGTCATTCCAAATTGGCCCATCTCGTTGAGATTATCCATACCTGCCAAACCCACAGCACCTACAGTGGTCATACCAAATTGGCCCATCTCATTGAGATTATCCATACCAACGGTTGCAGTGTCAACAACACCTTGAATTCCGGCAAGCGATACAGTTTCAACTGCACCAAATCCGGTTGTGGCGATATTTTCGTTCGCTGTAAATCCTGCTGTTGCGATCGTAGTCGCAGTATTTAGACCTGCTGTTCCAAGTGCAACTGTTTGATCTCCAGCGGTATTGAGTGCTCCGAATCCTGCAACTCCCAAGTCAACTAATTGTTGTCCAGAAGCTGCGGCCCCAGAAGCCCACTGTCCGCCTAGATTTGTAATCATATCTTGTTGTCCTAGCTGAACTGCTTGGTTACTAGCCATACTCGCCATTTGAACTTGAGCTGCATTATCAGATGCATTTTTAGCTACACCTGCTTGTACAATACCCAACCCTAAAGTACCGATAGTCGGTGTAAGGATTTGTGCCCATTTGAGGGCAGAAGATTCAACATATTGAGGAGTTATGGTACTGGGCTGTGTGAGTGCAATAGCCATAGTAGCAGCAACACTTGCTTCGCCGCCGGCTGCAGCCATCTTTGCTAAAGCCTCATACCTTGCGGTATCAGTTTGAGCTTTAGCATTTGCTGCTGTTTGCACTGCGGCATAATAATCTTGCGCCGCTTTATTACTCGCACATCCAGATACTAGTGCCAATGCAACTAAAGCTGAAAACAACTTTTTTCGCATTTTCATACGTTCTCCAGTCTTTGCATGAGCCGTTCGGCTCGGTTAGTGACTTGCCGATACCACAAAGAGTCTCGGCCCTCGGCTGCTGCCTCTTTCCACTTGCCTTGAGACAGCATATTTTTCATGGTAACAAACTTTGCTAAGCGTGTTTGTCCCAAGTTAAAACACATATTTACCATTATGAGTTGGACTTCTTCGGGCCAGTTGTGCCATTGTCCGTAGAGCATCTCGCATCCCTCAATGGCATACTCAATGTCTGTATCGAATAGCTCCCTGGATCTTTCTGCCGTAATGGGAGTACCGACTGGTTCTCCAAACTCTTCATCTTTTTCTGTGACCAAGTGTCCAACACCAATAGTAGGGTACCCCAAGTGGTCTTCATATACTTCAAGAATTTCTCCTTCGTCTGCTTTAATTTCTTCATATAATTTTTCAAGATTCATTTTTACTCCTATAATCCGCTATTGCGGCTTTGATTGCGTCTTCCGCAAGCACACTACAGTGTATTTTTACAGGCGGGAGTGATAGTTCTTGAGCAATTTTGACATTGCTGATTTCTCCCGCTTCGTCAAGGGACTTTCCTCGAACCCATTCTGTGAGAAGTGATGAAGAAGCAATAGCACTGCCGCATCCGTAAGTTTTGAATTTAGCATCTTCAATAATTCCGTCGGGCGATACTCTGATTTGAAGTTGCATGACGTCTCCACACGCTGGAGCACCTGTGAGGCCTGTTCCGACATCTGGAGCATCTTTGTCAAGCTTTCCGACATTTCTGGGATTTTCATAATGATCTAGTACCTTTTCTGAATACATTTAAACCTCCTCGGCTACAACTCTACAGTTCGGCCAGTTCTGATTTACACTGCAATCAACTCTTTTAATTTCTACTGTAGTGCATCCGCTAATCAACAATACGAATACCACTACTCCTAGTCTCTTTCCTAAGTAAATCACTTGCTTTATACCTCCATACATTTGGTAGAAGCCCGTGAACAAATAGTATAAACGCTACTTTCCAGGCTCCGAACAAATGTTCGAAATAAGATTTATTTACCTCTTCGAGATGATTGTCCATCGCCATACCACATTCCTCCTGCAATACTTAGCACAGCAACTATAAAAAATATCATAAATATTTTATCTTCCGCTCCCATCAAGGGCATACCTTATAACTATAATAAAGAGTTATACCTAGCCCGATTGGAGCGATTAAAAATACTGTTAATAGTCCAACTATTCCCATTCACATACTCCATTTGCCGTGTGATACACTAAGCAATGTTCCTTTTCTTCAGGAGAATAAGTAGCGTAAGATATAAGCACAAGAATAAATACTATTGTAATAATTACGTCGTCAAAATCAAATGGAGTCATTAAGTTGCTAACTCAAAATGATGAGGATCTAAATGTAATCTTGTGCCGTTTTCTACACACCATTCAATATACCAATTTTGTAAATCTTCCATAAGTCCTTCGTACTTTGTCAAGTCATCGCAATGCCATGCCCCGCCCCAACGAATACCTACACCCAAGTCTTGGGCTGCAAATTTCATGCTCATAGCAACCTCATCGTAAACCTCGAACTCGGGAGAGATTCTTCCCTCCACGACAGGTACAATGTCCACTGCGGCTCCATATAAGTGAGCAGAATGTGCTGCGGATTGAGTTACTCCTTTACGAAAAAACTCATGCTGATCGTCAGAAGTTCTTTTGCCATGAATAACCTGGATTTCAATGTCTGAAATCGCTACGGCTCTTCGAACAACCTCTGCTAGAATAGGCTGTACACCTTCTAGCAGAGCTTCTGATTCTTCTGTTAAGAAGTATTTTTGGTCTGGATGCGTTTCTTTGTTGTAGTAATTCATTATTTATCCTAGCGCATTAAGCGTAACAAATATTGTAGAAGCTGTCCAGATGCATAGAAAATATATTCCATAAGTATTAATCGGTCTCCAGACAGAATTAGTACATCTTTCTTTCATATATGTTTATTCTTCCTCCAATTCGAGAATTCCTTGCTGTACAAGAAAATCCACTGTCGATTCTACTCCTGTGCGCCTGCCCAAATAAAAGGCATGAAGGGCACACCCGCACATACAGACAGCAAAAATTAAATAAGTACTAACCAAGTCAGTCTCCTTTTTTCGTTAAATGAATGGTATTTTTATGGGGATATTATAGCAAAATATACACCATCTGTCAAGAAATATTTTTTGGAGTACCACTTCTTAAAAATAATGCTTGACTTCGAACCTCACTTCGAATATAATATATGTCATGAAAGAATATTCAAAGCGACCATGGTCAATTCGAGAAAGAATGGTGTTGAAACAACACTATAGAACCATGTCTATGGAACGACTTATAAATGAACTGCCCGGTCGCACAGAAAACTCGATACGCAAACAAGTAGCGTACCTACGTAAAAGAGGTTGGAGTTTTTAGGCAAAAGGAGACCAATGCCAAAAGTGAGAGTAAGAAATAATAACGTAGATGCTGCATTAAGAGTTTTCAAGAGAAAATGTTCAGAAACATTGTGGGATTATAAACAAAAGGAATACTATGTACCAAGAAGCGAGAAGCGTCGACTGGCAAAGCAAGCAGCAATTGCTAGATTTCGAAGAAAGAGAGGAAATGATGAACGGGACAAATTTCGAACTCGTAGGTGATTTCATGGAGGCTTTCGGTCAGAAAGTCGAAACACAACCTACATGGCCCGACTTTAACACTCGGGAACTACGAGTAGATTTAATACAGGAAGAAGTGGATGAGCTTGTAGAAGCGATTGCACAAAAAGACATGGTGGAGATTGCTGATGCACTCACGGATATACTTTATGTGGTTTACGGAGCCGGTCATACATTCGGCATTGATCTTGATGAGTGCTTTGCTGAAGTACACTTGAGCAATATGAGCAAGCTCGGAGATGATGGAAAGCCGATCAAAAATGAAGCTGGCAAGGTAATGAAAGGCCCGGGGTTCTTTGCTCCTGACCTGGAAAGCATTATACTCAGTTCGTAAAAAAGGGGCCTAAAGCCCCTTTTAACGTATTAAACAAAGTATTCGTAATATATGAATACAAATAGTAACCCTAAAACTATTGCATAGATATCGTCCACCTGTGCCTCCAATAAAATATTTTTTTGTTTGCTTTGAACTGCCCAGATACTTGCTTTCAAGACCAGGGCAAAAAAAGTATTTGCTTTATGCCAAAAAGTGTGGTAAAATAAATACATTATTTGATGTGCAATCAAGTCAATCACAGATTATACTAACTAAAACGAAATCGTTTGAATTAGATTTATTCTGGGCGGGGCATGAGGCGAAGCCGTAGTGCCCCTAACCATAAATCTGAATGAAACTGATTTCGGGAGTACCAATCTCTAAAGGCTATTGCTTTTCAATTAAGTATTGATTGTGACGAATACTCATAATAAAGATAATTAAATAATTCGCTCACAATCAAACAACCCCGCTAATAATCATTCTACGATTATTACTACAAATCCGTCTACGATTCGCACAAAACCCTTCAAAATTTGCGCCAATTTCAAAATTCCTGATTAAATATAAATGGAATGACCATTAAGATTAACCATGATACAACGGTTATCATAAATTGTTCTAAATTTGCTCCCCATAGCATGGAAATGGACATAATTGTAACGTAGATCCACCAGCACAATGAGAGTATGTGCCACACGTTACGACCCCGCTACCGCTTCTGAGAGTCTTCGTAGAGTTTGCTTTGGACTTTTCTCGAGGCCTTCCAAGTCAGATACCTCGACTCCCAAAGCATCAGCGATATTCGAAACGATTTCAATTTTCGTGATAGGTTTCTCTCCAGTTTTTGAAACATAGACTTCACGACGATATACTCCTTCTCTACTTAACTTGCCAATGATTGACTTTTTACTTCGGTTTAATTCTTCGGCCAGCATTTCTACTGTAGCCATACATGGTTCGCCTGAGTACTTCTCAATCAGGTACTCAGTCTCCTTCTCCGTGTAGTTCGACACGTTCCCTCCTGTAACTTCCTTTACCTTTACGTGGTTTATGGACCCCGCCGCGATTGTGATTATGTCTCGCCACTGGGTTCCG